CCAGGTTTCTGAGTTCAATGGCCATTGATCAATCCTCCGGGGTGGGGGTGGGGTCAGGGGTGGAAGTCTTTGCAGAGCGCCGCGGCTTGGGTGGACAGGCCGGGGCGGGCTCAAGTTCGGGCTCTGGCGCAATCGACGCCATGCCCATCGCCAGCAGTTCGTTAGCTGGGCCTTGAGGAAGGTCAGCCACCTCACCCATAGCGAGGTGGCGACCGTCTGCTCTGCAGTTCGAGAGAATCTGCAGCCTCATAATCAGGTGCCCAGAGCGAACGACTGAGCGCGACGCACTGCTACGTCAAAGTCCTGATGCACGGTCAGAATCACCTGGCCGCTGGCGCTCTGGGTGTAGGGGTCAACCACCACATCCAGGCCGCTCCACATGCCCACCACGCAATCGGCGAAGTTGCCGAACAGAACATCGTTCTGCTGCATCTGGTTGGACACGGTGAACTGGTAGCCGTTCACAGTGCCGGCATCGGTCATGATGTAGTCAGAGCCAGCCGAGGATGCCCTCAGGGTCTGCTTCAGGGCGCCGCGCACCACGCTGTTGCCGATGTAGCGCATTGAGCCGGCGTCGAGGTTGTCGATCGCCAGTTCGGTTTCCAGGTCCACGTAGTCGCCCCAGTCACCGCAGTTCAGGGCAGAGCCACCGCCGAGGCTGGCGGGGAAGTCCTTAGCAGTGCCACCAGCGAAGGTCACCGAGCCAATGCCGGTGGTGTTGATGATGCCCAGCGGCTGGCCGTTGGAGCCGGTGCCGTAGCCGATGGTGTAGTCCATGCCCAAGGCCACGGACTCGGCCATGTCGATCCGCACCAGGTTCTCCACGTCGGGGGAGCTCTGGATCATCATCCGGCGGCTGATCGGCACGCGAACGCCGATGGTCCGGGGGATCATGTTCACCAGGCCGAAGGTGAGCTTGCTGTTGGCAACCTCAGCGTTCTCGCCGACAAAGTAATACTGGCTGGAGCTGAGCTTTTTGGGGATCTCAACGTTGCCCTCCAGGCCGGAGAGCATGGTGAGGCCGCTGTTCAGGAAGGCGGAACGATTTCTAATGAGATCTATGAACTGCGCATCGAGCCGATCGGTGCCGACCAGTGCGCCGCCATCGCCGAAGGTGCCGACCACCTGGCCGGGGGTCTCAGCAGCGCGGCTGGAGCCCAGCACTTCCCAGGGGATCAGCACGCCGTTGGCGCTGCGGCTGTGCTTGGCCTGGGCGGCACGGGCCACCTCCAGCTCAAAGCCGGCGGCCTCAGCAGTGCGAGGGTTGGGGTCGGCCAGGTACTGAGCGACGCGCAGGAAGCTGTAGCGCTTCACCTCACGCTTGCTCAGGCCCAGCTCAGCGCCGCCGGCATCGTGCACGCGGCCCTCAAAGGAAACCTTGCGCATGCCGATCTGTTCCATCACCACCGCACGGGCGGCATCGATAGAGGCGTCGTCGTTGATGAGTTTCTCGGCCAGCTCGGAAAGCTGGAACTGGTCGCACATTGATTTGATGGACGCGACGCGCTCACGCTCAGCAATGCGAGCGGATTGCGCCACCTCCTCCACGTTGATCGTTTCAGTGGTCATGAGAGTCTGAACAGGGGTGTCAGTCCGCTCGGCGGCCTGTGCTGTCAGGCTATGGAGGGCCTTGCTAACGGCAGACTTGACCAACTCGGGGTCAATCGTCACGGTCGGCTCTGCCGGTGCGGAGGGCTCCGGGGTGGGCTCAGCAGTAGGCTCAGGCTCAGCCGCCGGCTCATCCATGGCGCGGCCCAGGCCTACGGTCTGATCGGCGGGAACGCTGACACTGGAGACCTCCAGCACGTTCCATTCGGTCACGTAAAAACCGTCGGCGCGTTCGTCGATCTTGTTGATTTCGTACGCGAACGAGACGTTGCGCACGATGCCAGCTTCCACATCCTGCCGGCGCTTGTATTCCTCGCTGCCCTTCTCCAGGGTGTTGGGCGACCAGCGAACGGTGGAGTAGAGCCGGCGATCGTCGCCGAGCCAGGCCTTTTCCGCGACGCCCAGCACCACGTCCCGGTTGTGGTTCCACAGATAGACGCCGCCGTCGTTCATCCGGCCCAGGTCTACGGATCCTTCCTCGTGCACCAGGATCTCGCGGCCAAACCAGCGGTCGACGGGAGCCTCAGAGCTGAAGCTGAAGGTGAGAGTTTCGTCGGTCTTTTCTTCGACGCGGAGACCCATCGGCAGCTCTCGCCGCTGAGGGCCTTTGAGTTTCGTGAGATCCAAAGCCGGATAGTCGCTGGCCTCAGGCTACGAACGGCCTACGCCGCCAGCCCCAGCGGGAGCTGCCCCACCACGGCGGCGGGGCAGTGCTTGCGGATCTTGGCCCAGCGAGCATCCGTGAACCATTCCTGCTGCCGATACCAGTCTTCGATGGGTGAGTTGTGCTTGCTGGAGTTGCAGGTGGAGCACGCCGGGATGATGTTTTCGGCCTCATCTAGGCCGCCCTTGGTGAGTGCTAGCACATGCTCGACAGTAAGGCGTTCAATCCCGTGGTTGCGCGGATCCGTGGCGGGCACACCACAAAATGCACAGCGGTCCTGCCATAGAGCGAACCGGGCGTCGATCTGATGAAGGGTGACCGGACGCAAGGCGCGGCGACGGGCGGAGCGTTTCCAGTCGCGGCGGCGGCGGGCCCTTTCGCGGTTTTTTCCGGGGTTTGCGGCATCCCAGCGGCGGCGGCTTTTAGTCGCCTTATCAGGATTCGCCTGTCTGTATGTGCGGGCGTGCTCAATCACTTTATCTGCATTCTCTATTTGCCATCGGCGTGCGCGGGGCCGGATTTTGTCACGATTGGCAGTATGCCAGCGACGAGAGTATTCGCGAAACTCAAGAAGCTTGTCAGGGTTCCGCTCGTAGAAACGTCTTTGACTCTCGCGCTGTTTTTCCGCGACAGCCGGAATGAGCCTTCTTGCGACAGACGTGTCTGAAAACCCCAGCACCCGCCCAATCTCCCTGTAGCTCACCCCACATGCCGCCGCCACTTCCGCGAGGATCTGATCCTGTGCTGTCCACGGCCTTGGCTTGCGCCGGCCGTTTTGCGATACTGATGCCATCAGCCTGTCCGTTCAGGTTGGTCACGCCTCGGGCTGGTGACACAGCGCCGGGGCACACCTATCCTAGCGCTGAGCTTCCGGTTCTGCAGCCGCTATGGCCGCCGGGGTTGGAGCTCCTCGTCTTCGTCGTCCGGCTCGTCCGGCTCGGGTTCTGCCGGTGCCTCGACTTCCTCCACGGTGGGCATCAGGCCCAGCGACTCCTTCAGCTGGTTTTCGCGGGCGATCTGCGCGAGCACCATTTCCAGCTGCTCGCCCGTGTACTCAGCTATTTGCTCACTGTGAGATTGCAACATTAATTGGCGAGCAAGTTCTAACGCCTTCATCTCTTTTTGTGGATCAACCCACGAATAACTTCTAGCCTGCCATCTTGGGGCGTTGTATCTCTCCGGTTTCGTCCAGTAATCGTTGAACGCAGGCGAAGGTAATTCACCCGCCAGCATCGCAGCCCGTAGCCATTCCTCAAAGACACGTTGGTGCAGGTGCTGAATCAGCACCGATTGAACAACTCGCCAGTGATCGCGATCTTCAAGGATTGATAGCCGGCTGCTGCTGTAGTTGGTCTGGCTGAAGTCGCGGCTCAGGGTCTCATACGAACACCCGAACCCAGCAGCAAACCGCCGGGTGAGATTCCTCACCACATTGTCATATTGACCATCATCCGGCCCGAAGTCTGGCGCCACCGGCTCCTGGCCAGGGTCAAGGATGTTCCAGCTACCGGGCTCAGTGTTGAACAGCTGCTGTCCGTTCTGGACCTCATCACCCTGCAGCTCACCGTCTGGGGTGCGGATCCATCCGAGGCTGGCTGCCTGAACTCTTTTTCGGGTCCAATGAGCTTCCTCGTATTTTCCGAGATTGTGGACCGTCGTGATCACACTGGCCAACCACGGCACGCCACGGTTCTGCCCGATCCGCTCCGGCAGGAACACATGGATCATGTCCGCCGCCGGCACTAGGACGTGCTTCCGCTCTACGCCACGGCGGTTCAGGCCCAGCTCCACATCGCCAGGGTGGCGGGTCAGGATGGCGTACCGGGTCGGGCGGCCCCATTGGTTGATCTCGACACCCAGCCGCCATTCGTGGCCGGCGCGATCTGAAACACCAGACTTGTCCTCATCGAGCTGGTGCGCCTCGATCAGCTCCAGCGCCAGCGGGGTGCGGCCCTGCCCCATCGGCTGCCGCACGATCCTGATCAGGCATTCGCCCGACTCCGGCAGGCTGCCGGCCACCATCATCTCGAAGCCGTGAAACGACAGCCGGCCCGCCACGTCGCAAGTGTCTGGCCGGCACCAGCGGCGCCATGCTTCCTCCAGCAGCCGATTCCGGCGCACGTCCTTTTCCGTGCCGTTCGCCTTCATCACCTGCCCCTGCATCTGGATCCCACGAGGCCCCACCACGTTGATCTGCGTGGTCCGCTTGGCTTGGCGGGCGTAGGGGTTGTCCCTGACCAGCTGATGGCAGCGGTCGCGCAGCACCGCCAGGCTGACGCGCAGCTCGGCATCAGCGGAGGTGGTAGGCGCCACCAGGTCGTGGAGCAGCCGGTTGCGCCGGGCCCCCTCGAACATCCGCTGGCCCTGCTGCCGGCCGTGGCGAGTGGTCAGGATCTGCCGCTGCAGCCAGGATCGAACACCCATCAGCTCACCCCCTGAAACCGCACATAGAGCCGGCGCGGATCGCCGAGGCCCTGCGCGATCATCTCGGCGCGTTTTTCGCGGGCGACCTCGGCCTTGAGGCGGTCGCGCCACATGATTAGATCGGGCAGGTCCACCCGGCGAACTTTCCTGCCGCCGGAGCCTAAAGAGCCGATCTGATACTCAACCGCACCCGTGGCCAAGGCGCGGATCGCCTCTTCAACCGCCTCTAGGTCTTTCTGCGCCTGGCTGCGATCATCGAACGCGCCCGGGGTGCCACTGAAGGCCAGGCTCTTGCGGACGGTCAGGCTGCCGCGGCCAGTAGTGAGCGGTGCGCCGTTGACGGTGCTGACAATCTGCAGCTCCCAGCTGCCGGCTGCCATGGTGGCCGTCGTGGCGGCGCTCAGCTCCACCTTCCAGCCGTCGTCAGTGTCGGTGGCCACTGCCTCGATACCGGCGCCAGCTGCTGCAGCGCGAAACCACACGCGAACGGCAGTGGCGTCGGGGTGGACGCGCAGCTCAATCCAGCTGGTCAGATCACCTTGGTAGAGCTCGGCCGGCTGGGTCATATCACTTTGAATGATCGTGCCCGGCGCGGGGTGGGCTGCTGGTCTAAGGCTACTGACGCCGCCAGATCCCTTGCTGCCTGCAGCTGCGCGGCCAGCTTCTCCCACATGCTCGCCTTCGCATAGCGCCTCGACGCCAGCTGCAGCGCCGCATAGGCGTACACCATGCAATCCAGCGCCTCATTCCGTGCGCTCGGACTCTTGACCCATTCGCGCACCGGGAATCCCTTCACGTAGCGCAGCTGCTGCTTTTCGCTGGTCACTTGGCTGCACCATTCGTCATCACCCGATAAGCCGAAGTGCACATAGCCAGGCCCTGGCTTGTTGTGCCGCAGCCGGCCAAACAGCGTGGTCTTCACCGTGTCGGTGCCCACTTGATACAGCACCACGCCGCGCTTGATTGTCTTGCCCTTCCAGTTCACATCCTGCGGCGTCCCCTTGTTGACGGGCTGCTGACTGCGGCGGCTGCTGCCCTTGATCGCCACCACGTATCGATCTCGCCGCTCCCTGGCGTACTGGTACACCTCATGGGTTGCGTGGCCGCCTGAGTCGATCGCCACTTGCGCCAGCCTGAGCTCTCCGCCACCCTCCACAGGCCAGGTAGTGTCCAGCACGGCATCGAGCTGATCCCATACCTCGGACTGCGTAGGGTCGCCCATGATCTCTTGGTGCCACACCAGCCACGCCTCTTCACCGGCGCCCCAGCCCCACACGCTCACCGCTAAACGGTTGTCCTGTACGTCCACGCCAGCAGTCAGCAGCAACACGCCAGCAGGGCAGTGCCCCGGTGGGTATTCCTCGCGGCGTGCAGCCAGCCCTGTGGCGCTCAGAGCAGCGGCGTAGTCATCCTCGAATGTCTCTCCCAGCAGCGTGTTGACGAAGGTCTGCAGCTGCGTGCGGTCGCTCTTCACCTCCAAGAACTCCTGAACCAGCTGGGCCCAGCTGGCGTTCGGGCTGTAGCTGTAGGCCGCCCAGATATGGAATCCCGCCAGCCCAGGCCGCTTGCTTTCCGCTGTGGCCCGCCACTCACCCCGCTCCACCATCCACCGCTTCTTGCTGTGCAGGATCAGCTGCTGGCAGTTCTCGCATTCGTAGGCCGCCGTTTCCGGCAGCCCGTTGCCGTCGGCATCCTTCTCCCACTTCATCTGCGTCCACCGCAGCACCTGGTAGTGGTCACAGTGCGGGCAGGGCACGAAATACCGCCGCTGATCCGACAGCTCAAACCACTTCTCGATTCGGCTAAACCCTTTCAGGGTTGGCGTGCTGATCAGCCCAATCTTTCGATTCCAAAAATACTCCGATCGCTTGATGCCCAGCTTGATCTGATCGCCCTCGGGCGTGCTGGCCGGATATCCGTCCACCTCATCGAACAGCACAATGCGCCGGCTGACGCGGCGAAACCCCCTGGCGCTGTTGGCCCCCACCATCTGCAGCGCGGCGCCGTTCTTGAACTGCTTTAGCAGGATGGTGTTACTGCCGTCTTTCTGTTTCGGGTCAACGATCAGCGGCTGCAATACAGGCGTATCGCGCAGCATCGGGGCAACCTCATCCTTGCTGTAGCCCTCGGCGTCCTCCACCGTTGGCTGCACGATCATCACCGGGCAGGGGTCCTGGTGCGTGTGGTAGCCGATCACATGGTTGAAGATCTTGGTGGCGCCCACCCGCGCCGATTTCTGCCAGACCACCATCTCCACGGTTGGATCGGTAAACGCATCCATCACCGCACGCTGATACGGCAACGAGTGCCAGCGGCCGGCCTCCGCCGAGCTCTCGGCGCTGAGCATGGCGTACTCATCGGCCCACTCGCTCAGCCTGAGTTTCCGTGGTGGCCGCCACATCGCCGCACCGGCCTGCAGCAGCGGCAGATCGATCGCGCTCACGGCTGCGCCTGCGCAGGGCAGCCGGCATCCTCCGCCAGCCCTTCCATCGCGTCCCTGATCAGGGCATCAATGATCTCCGCTTCCTCTGCGGTCAGGTGCGGGATGCGCTGGCGGCACGCCGTCCTGACGCCCAACAGCTTGGTCTTGGCGCTGTTGATCAGCTGGGCCCAAGTGTTCACCACGCTTTCACGCTCCACTAACTGGCCCTCTTTCTGCCGGCGCTCGATCTCCAGCAGCAGGCTCTTTTCGTATTCCGTCTTTGCTCGGCTTTCGTTGTAGTCCGGCACCTCGGCATTGGTGGTGCGCGGACGATCAGCTGGGCGATGCTGCTGTGGAGCGCGCTCAGCTGCTGAGACCAAAGCCGGCTTTGAGCGCCTGCTACGGGCGGCTACACGGCCGGCCTCCTTGCCACCGCCACCAGCGCGAGGCCTGACCTTGGCCGCGTACTCCTCGGTGAACGACGCCGCATCCTTGACGCCGATCGCCCTGCCATTTGGATCGCGCACCACGCAATCAGTCAATACCCCCCGTTTCACGAGGTCGCAGACCGCTTGCCGAGATTTTCCGACAATCGCCGCAGCTGCCGACCAATTCAGTGGATCCATGCAAGAAATCTACGCAAGATTGGCGCTGATCTTGCGCAAGTGCATAGCAGGCAGCGATCAGCCGAGGGAGGATTCTCAATAGTGGCAAGAATTGTTTGGCCTGATACCAAGCCAAACCGAACGCGGCGGAACCTAAC